GTCCTCGTCCAGCAGCGTTGACAGGGTGTAGCCGGGGAACTCCCGCAGCATCCCGAGCAACTGCCGGGCCTCGATCAGCTCGCCAGGCTCGCCGGAAGCGACTCCATCCGGATCGACGACAAGTCCGGTCCGGGAGAACTGTTCGAGGCGCTCGGCAAAGGGGCGGGGATGTCCACCTGCGCCCTCTGCCACGCGGCAGCGATCATCTGGACGTGTCGGGTCTCCATGGACTGCAACGCTTCTAGGGACGGAGCAATCGGCTGGTCGTCGTCGTCATCGACGTTCCATTCGATGATGTGGTCGGCCAGGTCCTGGTACTGCGACAGTGCCAGCGCCATGTCTGCCGCGGTCGCGGTCTCCTCGGTGACGCCGACCAGCTGGACGGTGGCGAATGCCTGCCGCAGCTTGCCGCCGCGCATTCGCATCTCCAGACCCTCAAGTTCGGTGCCTTCGAAGTCGAGGCGGTAGACGGTTTTCGGGGGCTTGAAACCCATGTCAACCCCCTTCTACGACCACAGGGGGACGTTGCCGTCCGCCAAGCTTCCAGGCACAGCCCAGGTCAGAGCGCCGCCGGCCGCGCGAGTCAGGGGATAGTCGGTCAGGACGCAGTTTGCCGACAAGCTCTTTCCACCGACGGTGATCGCCACTGCGCGGTTCACGGACGTGGACGGGATCGTCTTGAACACGTCGTGGCTCATGTTCGCGGCCGGGTTGAACACGCCGTTGAGGGTGATCGTGAAGTCGGCGAGGAGGAGCAGCCGCTCGTTCGCGGACTTGTCGATGCCCGTTACATCCTGAACTGCCCTAGGTGTAGCAAATTGGCAGTTGGTAATGTCGTTGCGGATGTCCTGCGCGGCTGCTGCGGCATCAGCCACAGTTAGCGTACTCCACGCCAGGCCACTTTGTTTCGAGATTTGGACCACATCCTTTCAGGGATGACATCGAGAAGGGTCTGGAGTGGGAATGGATGTTAGAATTGGCTATGGCCAAATGCCCATCAGGATGTGAATGCGGCCGCCACACTGCGAAGCAACCAAAATGCTCCGAAGGTTGCACCTGCGGCCGTCACACAAGCTTCGACTCTGAGCGCCGACAGAACATCAGCAAGGCGCTGCGTCAAACTCCGAAGTCAATCGCGAAGCGGGCAAGATTCGATGCCATGGAGCCGCCGCTCTGTGCGTGCGGCTGCGGCGAGTTCGCAACGATTGACGAGCGGCGCAGTCGAGTCAGCAAGTTTCGGCCGGGACACAACTCGAAGTGTGACCACCCGATGAAGGACAAGCACCACTCGGAGGAAGCCAAGGCTAAGCTTGCGTCTTACAATGGCGAAAAGGGGTCGTCTTTCAAGCACGGCAAGTCAGATACTCTGGCTTTTCGGTCGTGGACTGCCATGCGATCGCGTTGCCGTGACGAGGGAAACGGCTCCTATCAGTACTACGGCGGCCGAGGGATAACCGTGTGCGAGCGATGGGAGTCATTTGAGAACTTCCTCGCCGATATGGGTCCGCGCCCCTCGCGCGACTACGTAATGGATCGAGAAGATCCGGACGGCAACTACGAACCCGGAAACTGTCGGTGGATCACTAAGGCCGAAAACCAGGCGCGCAAGCGCAACGGCTGGCCAACGCGCCGAGCTAACCAGGCCGCGCGCGAAGCCGAAGCTAGCCGCGCTCGATAACCTCGGCGATCTTGTCTTGGTTGGTGGCGAACTCGTCAACCCATGAGTCGGCGCTTGTGTGCTGGCGGAACTCCTTGGTCGGATTGCCGCGCCAATCGCCGCCGCGGACCACAAACAACTCCGGCCGGCCCAGCGGCAGCTTGTGTTCGGAGGCGGCGAAGCAGGACTGTCCCGCCTCGAACATCAGCCACGTCTCGCCAGCCGCGATCTCGTGGCGTTCGAACTTCCGTCCGGAGCGGTGAATCGCCCACCGGTCCTCCTCAGATAGCCCTTCCAGCCGTACCCGCCACCCGTTCAGATACTGCGGGCAGTCGACCTCGGCGCAGGACGCGGAACGCCAGTGGGTCTCCAGCGGCGCGGAAATCTGGAACGTCTGATAGGCGGCGGTCGGCAGATTCGGAGGAAGCCGCTGACCCTCGGGGCTTGAGATGGTCACCTAGAACACCTGGTTCGCGAGCGGATTGCGCACGACCATCACCGCGAACGTCGCCGACGTGAAGCCGCCGGACGTGGTGGTGGCGACGCGCAGGTACCGGCGGATGGTGGCGGTGTTCGCCGTCGCGAGCCGCTGCGTGGTGTGCGCGGCAGTTACGGCGGTGAACGCCAGGCCGGTAACGTCCGCGAACGAGACGTTGTCGGCGGAGTCCTGGATCTTCACGGTGACGTCGGTGCCGGTGAACGCTGTGCACTGAAGGTAGGCCTGCGCCCCGAAGTTCGAGGCCGCAGTGCCGTCCACGCCGGTGCCGTTCGTGGCCGCCGTGTCGGTGCGCAGTCCAGCAGTGAGCAGTCGGCCCCATTCAAGTCCGAAGCTGTTGGCGTCGGCCTGGATGGCGATGGTCAGCATGCCCTTGGCGTCGCGGGTCGGGTCGTAGTTGATCTGTTTGCCGACCATGCACGCGGCCGGGTTGCCGAGGGTGGTGCCGCGGCAGTACATCATGTGCTGGTCGGTCGTCGGCAGCGTGGAGAGCGCGGCGTGTTCCTGGTTCGGACTCGGGTTGAAGAACGCCTTGTAGGCAATCTGTCCGTCGCGGAGTCCGCCGATGCGCTCAAAAGCGGACTTGTCGATGGCGGTGACGTCGAGCAACGCGACGGTGCCAGAGATTTTCGAGACCTCGCCGATGTCGCCGGAGAGGTTATATCCACCTATGTATAGGTTATCCCCAAGCCCACTGCTCTTGCCGGACATCAGCAGGCCTCGATTCGGGCAACCGCCAGCTCGACGCCGCCCTCAACGACCAGTGCGCGATGGCCGGGAAACGCCGCCCCGATCCGCTTGACCAGGACGTCGGCCTCCTTGTCGGTCAGGCACCTCGGCGACTGGAACAGCAGCACGTCGCCCTCCTGAAGCCGCAAGATCCTCACTTCGGGCAATTCGACGTCGCCCTGCGCATCGCTCTCGGAGCCGCTCAGGCTCCTCAGTCGATCGGCTGCGGACTCCCGCGCCCCGACGAGCGTCTCTTGTGCGTCCAGTTCGGATCGCGTGGCGTCTTGCAGGCGCTGCACGGCCACCTCCTCGCTGACTACTGGGATTGCGGCCACACGTCGTCAATGACGCAGGGCACGGTGATGGTCATGCAGCGGAAGAAGACGCCGCCGACATCGACATAGCCGCCGATCGACGACAGCGGCGTGCCGTACTCCCCGAGCAGGTCGACCCAGTTGACGGTGTCGTCGAAGGTGAAGGCGGCGCTGTAGGCAATCAGCAGCGTGTCCGCGGCGCCCGTGATCGTCTGCTCCAGGCCGTTCGACGCCGGCGGCATCGCGTTGAGGTAGCGCGGCGTGTGCGGGATCGTGACGTTCTTCCCCTCCACCGTGATCGACGCCGCCGCCTGCGGGGAATACCCGTCGATGTGCCCCTTGATCTGAAACGGCGTGTCCTCCACCCGCCCACTCACGTGCTCGACGTCGATCCCGTCCTCCGTGAACACGAACCGCCCGGCGACGCGATCCAACTCGATCGTCGAGGGGTTGAACAATCCTTCCACCCCCGACACGAAGCCGTTGGTGTCCAGTCCCAGTCCCCGCATCGCCGACACCGCGCCGCGCATCGCCGTCAG